AAGAATAAAAGGACAGAAAACAAGTTACAGGCTCTCAAAGAAACTCTTGACATGGTTAAATACACAATACAGATGTGCGAGAATGAAAAAATATTTCCGAAAAAGGCTCGCTGGAACCTTTGCAGTCGTATCATCGACAACTGCCTTGATATCGTCGCAAAGGTAAGGCAGGCGTAACTATACCCACTAACAACGGCTCAACGACGGTTGATGTTGCAACAACGCTGAAACCGTCTGAGGTATATATTAAGTATAAAGGAGTGTGACTATGAAGAAAATTATTGATGTTTCTCAGTGGCAGGGGCGTATATCCTCTGCCAACTGGGACGAAATCAAAAAGTCAGTTGATGGTGTTATAATTCGCTTTGGCTATCGTGGATACGGTAACGGCGCTCTCAAACTGGATACCGAGTTCACAAATAACCTTAACGCCTGCAAGCTGAGGGGTATTCCTTACGGCTTTTACTTCTTCACGCAGGCGGTAAATGCCGCAGAAGCACAGGAAGAAGTTGCAATGATATGCAAGGTTGCTGACATAAAGGCGGCAGAGCTTGGCGTATGGTGCGACAGTGAGACTTCCAATGACGGTAAGGGACGTGGTGACGTTCTCACCCGTGAACAGCGTACCATTGCCAATAAAGCCTTTATCGACTGTGTAAACGCCCGAGGCAGTAACGGCGGTTTATACTGCAACTACTACTGGCTGAGGGATAACCTCAACGCCGATGTATTCAAGCAGTATCCTTTCTGGCTTGCTTGCTATATGAGCAAACCGTTATACAGCGGTGATAATCTGTACTTATGGCAGTTCACGTCCCTCAATGGCTTTAATATCAAGGGCTTTGGAAAGAGCCTTGACTGCAACTGGCAGTATAAAGGCTTTGGCTCACAGCCTGCACAGCCCGTCAAAAAGTCCAACGAGGAGCTTGCGCAGGAAGTCATGGACGGTAAGTGGGGCAATGGCACAGACCGTAAACAGCGCCTTACAGCCGCAGGCTATGACTATTCAGCGGTTCAGAAGCTTGTTAATCAGATCGTGGCAGAGCGTGATAAACCGAAATTTGTCACCTACACCGTAAAGCGTGGTGATACTCTTTCGGCAATTGCCCGTATATTCGGCACAACAGTTACAAAAATTGTCAAGGATAACGGTATAATTAATCCGAACCTCATCTATCTGGGACAGACTATCAAAATATACAAATAATCTCACCTTACATTGTACTAATTGACTATGAATAGATTTAATAACATATCCAACACTCAGTTAATATCACTTATTGATAACTGGATTAAGTCAGAACGAGACCGAGAGATCATGAAACGCAGGCTCATTGACGGTATTACCATAAAAAGACTTGCAGAAGAATTCAACCTCTCTGTTAAACAGGCACACAGGATCACCATAAAATACAGCGATTATCTATATTCACTCTGTAACGAGTGGGTGACGATAAACTGTACATAAAATGTCTAAAAAGAGGCTATTCAACGTCATTGTTGGATAGCCTTTTTTTATATACTGAGGTTAGGTGATATAAATGTTCGTGAAATTCTGCAACAATCCCCGTGGAAACCTCAGAGCCGGGGACTGGCTGGACAGCTGGGACAGCGGAGCAGAATGCCCTATATACTACTACACAAAGGAGTGATATCATGCCTTACTATGGCTTTAACCCGTATATGCAACAGTATCAGCAGCCACAGCAGACAAACTTCGTACACGTTCAGAACGAAATGCAAGCAAGAGAGTGGGCTATTGCTCCAAATTCGTCAATAACTTTTATTGATGATAATCAACCTTATTTCTATACAAAATCAATGGGCGTTTCTCAGTTTGAACCACCTGTATTCAAGCGGTATCGAATAGTTGAGGATATTACCCCTGAGAACGTCCAGAATGTCCCACAAGTGCCCTCTGAGCCTTTAGGGGATAACTTGCCCGAGTATATGACAAAGGCTGAATTTGAGCCGTTTAAAACGCTGTTACAAAAGATAGAAAAGGAGCTGTATACAGATGAACCCACTGAATAATAATTCTCAGCCTCAGAACCCTAAGGAGCAGGCATTGAACCTACTGAAACAGCAGGGGATAACCGTGCCGCATGGTATGGAGAACAACCCACAGGCTATTATACAGCACCTTATGCAGAGCGGCAGAGTTCCACAGGGACGGGTGCAGCAGATTATGAGTAGAATGTTTAGAAGATAAAAAAAGAACAGAGGTAACAGCCTCTGTTCTCCTTAGTTTTATTTTCTGCAAAAAAAAAAACCGCCTGCTAATCTCGTTGCATTAATATATTTTAGCAATGTTATTATATCACAAAGCAGGCGATTTGTCAAGAATGTTCCCGACAATTATGTCGGTAACATAAATTTACCGGCTATCCTTAAGGAGATAGTCGCTTACCGGGATAATTCCCCGGAGAAAGGAGGAGCTTATGGCTCTTACAGACGAAAATATGGTTTTACCCGTACAGCCTATGGGCTATGGTAACAACAACGGCGGCTTCGGATATATCCGTCAATCGTGGACGGGCTGAGAACGTTCCTCTTGCTGTCTATGTACTTATCAATGCACTCACCGACTGTCAGACGTTTTCGGGGAGCTGAACGGCGTTCAAGTTGAAACTGCCGTGCCATTAGTTCAGCTTCTGCCTTGCCACGCTTGCCGGGAAGCTGTGAAGTGAAGCTGACATATTTACCTGTTGTTTTATCGTACACTCTGCATCGCCAAGAGCCAGACGGGAGCTGCTTTGCTGTTGCCATAGTATCACCTCTTAAAAATTCCCTCTGTGAAAGAGGGGATAATCTATTTATAGTAAGATAATAAGCGCAAGTGCAACTAATATCTTGATTATTAATATTCCTGCACTGCTTTTTATATCAACCTTTATCTGCGGTATAAAAACACAAGCAGCAGCGCAGGTGATTAGTCCTTTATACATACCTTCGCCCGAATTGCTAAAGGCTACAACAATTCTAATCAATCCGAAAAACATACACAAACCGAATAGCAGCCAACTATCTGTATAGTATGATTTTGGCAGTTCGTATTCCTGCTGATGTGGTGGAGCTTGTCTGTATTGAGGCGGCGGTACTTGTCTGTATTGTTGTGGGGGTGGCTGCTGAGGTTGGAATATCGGCTGTGTAGCTCCGCAGTAAGGGCAAGTTGAAACACCATCTCTTATTGGCTCTTTACATTTTACACAATACATACTCATTCCCCCTTTATATCGAGTACCTTATTCATAAGTTTTTCAATAACTTCGTCTTTTCTCTGGACAACTCCTTCCCGAAAGTCCAGATTTTTTTCAAGTCGGTCAATTTGCTTTTGTAAATGGGCTATCCGCTTTTCAAAGTCGCTTCTTAGCTCGTCATTCTTCGCAATAAGAATCGATATAGTCATATTCTTATCACGGATAAGAGACTTTAAGGCCTCGACTTCGTTTGTGCCGCTCTGATCTTCGTAAAAATCCAGAAGAACATCTGCAAGCGGTACGATAGTATCACGATATTTAAAGCTTGAAGGATCACTGTTCTCCGAAAACACTCTTTTCAGAGTAGCTTCGGAGAGAAAATAGTTTTTCTCTTCCAACATACTCAAAATGTCGGGAATAGTCAATTCACGTTCTTTTTTCACTTTTCTGATACGGTCAACAGTATCTTTTTTTAGTGTTGATACCTCCATGATACTCACATCTCCTTTGATGAACTGAAAATAATACAAAAATAATCCTTTGTTTGCCTTGTAATTATACCTATGAACTTGGTATAATATGACCATAGCAGCAAGAAGCGGTGCTGTTACAGCCGTCAACATTTACTACATTCACACTTATCCGTTTTTCATACCTCAGCGGATTTATACCACATTCTCACTAATGACGTGTCCTTAATTATATTATACACTATTAAATTCAAAATTGCAATAGTTTTCTCAAAAATTTATTTGAAAAAATCCCAAAAAAGGGTTGACAAATCAAAAATAGTATGCTATTATTAACTTGTCCCACAAATGGGACGGAAAGGAGTGAATAAATTGCTGAATGTAAATTTACTTAAAGCAGCAATAGTCCGTGCTGGACATACTCAGCAGACTTTTGCTCAGTCTATCGGTATTTCTCAGAATACTCTGACAAACAAGCTGAACGGTAAAAGATGCTTTAATCTTGATGAGATAGACAAGGCTTGTGACGTTCTGAATATAACTGAGAACGAGGAAAAATGCGCTATTTTTTTATCCTCATCGTCCCCAAACAGGGATATATCGTAACAAACGAGGGATAAAGTGAGAGGAGGTCTCATATCATGCCTAAGATAACCCTTACAGAGCGACAGAAAGACAGAGAGCGGTTAGCTCATAACTTACAGCTTTTACAGCGCAGCCGTTCATATACCTGTGAAGAAATGGGAGATATAATCGGGCGTTCCGGTCCGACATATCTTAGCCGCCTCAGAAATCCCGATAATCTCACGTTCGGGGAAATATCCTCACTGTGCAGATACTTCAAGATCGAGCCTGAGCGGTTCGTCTGCGGCACTCTGGGGGTGAGTTAATGGCAGGCTGGACATGGATACGGGAAAGATACAAGAACGATCCCGAATACCTTGCAATCATGGCAGAGGAAAGAAGAACAAAGGACCGTGAACGCTATGCACGGAAAAAGGAGAAGAAAAACAATGATGATACTCGGAGGAATACTGATAACCGCACTCCTCGGGACTGAGGTATACTGCGGTTGGTATATCAGAGAATACTTGAAAGAACGCTCAGAGCAGCGGACAGCGGCTCGGAGGGCGGCTTACAGACACAAGGCATATACAGAGATGAACAAGCGCTATGACCTCAGAAAGAGCCGTGAAGCGCTATGGAATACGATAACGAAAGGGTGAAATCAAATGACAAGAGAGGACACAAAGAAGATACTTGACAAGGTGCTGGATATGGGCAGAAGCCCTCTGCACTTTGTAGCGGTAGACTTCAACACAGACCCAGAGGCTATATTCTGCTCTATATACATACACCTCAACGCCCCTGCTCACTTAGAGCATAGCAGAGATGTGTGTGGATATAAGGATATATTCACTCAGTCAGCCGATGTACAGCCTGCACTTGATTTTCTCAACGTATGGGCTGAGATATTCAGAAAGGAGTGTGAACTTGATGAAACTGACGGACATTGACGGCATTATTGTTGATATTGATGCCGATGTTATCACAGGTATGCAGACTAAGCACAAGGCAGGCGGTATCTGCACAGAAATCTCAGTACCTTGCGGCGGCATCTGCGTGAAGGAAACGCCTGCGGAGATAATCAAGCGTATTAAGGAGGAGAAGAACAATGACTGACTATATGAAAGCCGTTAAGCTGCTTGCTTGTCTGGCTTCTATTCATCGCCCTGCGGCGCTCCTCAACGTTGACGATAATCTCAGCAAGACAACTCCCGAGGAGCTTGACTTCTATTACAGGTGGTGTTGCTGCCGTGTGTAATGGCTTTTACTGCAAAATATGCAAGCGCAAGTCAATGACATATCATGAACACTGTTCAGAATGCGGCTGCGAAATATATGTGGGTGACGAGTGCTATGAGGTTGGAGACAAATATTACTGCGTGGACTGCGTTTGCACAGTAGAAATCGAAGATCCCGAAAGAGACTGGGACTTTGAAAGGGAAAGGAGAATTGACGATGCCGATATTTGAAAGCGGTGTAAGCTCATACATCAAAGGACGGTGCATGGTGGAAGTCAATTTCCCCGTAGATGCCCGAGGTAATGCAGATGTAAGCTGCAATCAGTGCCCATATTATGGCAGAACAAGCAGGACATGTCAGCTTAACAAGCAGACAGTGAATTATCCTGAAAAGTACATCGGCGCAAGTTGTCCGTTGACTTTTACGGGAGAAATAGAAGGAGAAGATGAAGATGTGTAAATTCCGAGATCTGACAGCAGAGGAAATTGACTGCCGTGTTGCAACGTGCAATGAGAACGGCGTTTCACTTCTGCTCTACAAAGATGCAAGATGTGATATGAATATCTTAGATGAAACAGTCGGTTCAATGAACTGGCAGCGCAGACATACCAGAGACAATGCAAACTGTATCGTTGAGATATGGGACGATGCCAAGAAACAGTGGATAGCCAAAGAGGACACAGGCACAGAGAGCTATACCGAAAAGGAAAAAGGACAGGCTTCTGACAGTTTCAAAAGAGCTTGTTTCAACTGGGGTATCGGCAGAGAGCTTTACACAGCCCCGTTTATCTGGGTAAACGGTTCTGACTGCAACATGAGACAGTTTAACGGCAAGTGGACAACAAACGATAAATTCAAGGTTGTGGAGATAACCATTGACGAGAAGCGCATAACCGCCCTTTCTATCAAGAATACAAAGACAGGTAAGATAGTCTATACCTTTGGCAATACCAAGGCAAAAAAGGCTAATTCTGATAAACCTATCGTTCAGGAGACAGAGGTAAAATGCCCGAAGTGCGGCAAGGTTATGAAGCCAATCAAGAAAGCAGACGGCAAAACAGCAATGCCTGCCGATATTCTCAAAGGCTGCGGCGGTATGTGCTACGAATGTTACCAGAAAGCAAAGTCATGAAAGAGATCCGTTTCAAGAAATCCGATACCGTCAAGGTGATAGCAGAGCTTGCAAGCTACATTGACAGCCTGCATGAGGACAAGGAATACACCCTGACGGTAAAGGAACACAAGGAAAAGCGCAGTATATCAGCCAATAATTATTTCTGGGTTATGTGCGATAAGTTAGCCGAAAAGCTCAGAATGTCAAAAACCGACATTTATCGCTCCTATGTTAAGGAAATCGGCGGCAATAATGATCTTGTATGCTGTATCAATAAAGCCGTGCCTGCACTATGCGAAGCATGGGAAGGACGGGGCACGGGGTGGATTACCGAGACAGAGGACAGTAAGCTTGACGGCTGCACAAACGTCCGCTTGTATTACGGTTCAAGCACTTACAACAAAGAGCAAATGTCACGGCTGATAGAGCTTGCAAAGCAAGACTGCATCGAGAATGATATACCGACTTGGGACGAGGACGAGCTTCAAAGGCTCTGCGATGAATGGGGCGGTGATTAAATGGACGATTACAAGACCTGTTTTCTTTGCAAACGCAACGGAAACGGCGATAGGCTTGAACGTCATCACTAGCATATTTTTGGCGGTTCACGGCGTAAATTATCCGAAAAATACGGATTAGTTGTTTATTTATGCGGTTCACGGTGTCACCGTGAGGGAAAGTATAGTGTGCATCAGAATGCAGAAGTTATGGACTACGTTCACAAATATGGGCAGAAGCTAGCGCAAGAAAAATACGGCTGGACTGTTGAACAGTTTAGAGAAATTTTCGGTGCAAGTTATATCGATGATGTATAACGCCCCCTGAAAGCGTCCAGAATACACGACAATCAATTTTAATAGAACGGGTAGTATAATTATGCCCCTAAAATAACAAGGGGCAAAAACGGCGTTTAAAACGCTAATAAAAAATAAGGAGAGATTTATTATGGCAAACACAAAGAAAACAACAGAGGTTATCACAATTCAGCCCGTTGAGAAGGTGACGGCTGAGATTACAATAGTCGGAGAGACACCGCTTATTGTACACGCTTGGAGCGAAAAAGCTAAAAAGGAAATGCTCGATGCACAGCAGGGCAAGAGCAAGGGCAAGAAGAAGGACTTTAAAAATCCTGTTGCTGACTTCATTCGTTCGATGTACTGGCTTGACGGTACGCCCGAAATCCCCGAAGGGGCAACAGAAGAAGAATGCGAGGAAATATTCAACAAGGCTATTGAAAATGGTGCAAGATTTGGTTTCCCTGCGGTAGCAATCAAGAAAGCGGCTGTATCTGCGGCATACAGGCAGGGGCTTACAAAAGACAAGGTATCAGCAAACGGCTCATTCTGGCTTACAGGCATTGAAGATCCTGAGTTCGTTGTAATTGAAAGTGGCGAACCGCCTGTAATGCGTGAAGATATGGTTAAAATCGGCATGGGAACGGCTGATTTGAGATATAGAGGTGAATTTAAGAACTGGAAGTGCAAGTGTAAGATATCATATTTGAAAGATGGCCCATTCAGCCTTGAAAACATCATATCTATGATAAATCTCGGCGGTTTCTCTTGTGGACTTGGTGAATGGAGAACCGAAAAAGGTGGCGTGAGCGGTGCTTTTCGTGTACAGACAACCAAGTGAACTGCTAAGAATTAGTCTTGGTATGGCAGTTGTGGTTTGTTGTGTCATGTTAGGATAAGGCAAGGCGGTGCGAGGTCGGTTTGGCAGTTTAGGTCAGTTGAGGTTGGTTGAGTAGCGGGTGGCGTGGACAGGTCAGCTAGGTTCTGGCAATCAAGGCTAGTTGGGCACTGGTGGGCTGTGTTCTGATGTGCTGAGTTGCGACAAGGCAGGCTAACAGCCAAAAAATCAAAGGAGGTAAACAAATGGTTTACGAATGGAAAACAGGTACAAGGATTAAAGCAAATGCACAGGAAAGCGGAGAGTTGTTTGAACAGCTCTCCGCAACAGAAGAAGGTCTGACAGCTGAAACACTGTTGGAAGCTAACAAGCCAGAAACAGCTCCGCTCCACAACGAATATGAGTGGAACGATAGCAAAGCGGCTCACGAATGGCGGCTTCATCAGTCAAGACACTTCATCAACAGTATTGCTATCAAGGTTATAGCTACAAACGATGAAGAAGCAGCAGTCAGAGCTTTTCACATTGTCACCGAAAGCAGCAAGTATGAGCCAATAACGGCTATCATCAAGGAGAAAAGCAAGCGTGAAGCATTGCTTGAAAATGCGCTTTCAGAGCTTAATTCATTTAAGCGCAAGTATGAAACACTTTCAGAATTAACGCCTGTATTTAAGGCGATTGAGGAGGTAAACAATGAATAAAGTAATTCTTACAGGAAGATTGACTGCTGACCCTGAGCTTAGGCAGACACAGAGCGGCGTTGCTTCATGCCGCTTCACCGTTGCAGTAGATAGACGGTATGCAGACAAGAGCACAGGCGAGAGACAGGCTGATTTCATCAGTTGCACAGCGTGGAGACAGACAGCCGAGTTCGTGTCACGTTATTTCAATAAGGGCAAGCTCATCGCTATCGAGGGCTCTCTCAGAAATAACAACTATCAGGACAGGAATCACCCCGATGTTACTCACTACACAATAGAGGTATTTGTTGATAATGTGGAGTTCTGCGGTGATAAGGGCAGCGGACAGGCTCGGACATCGACTACACAGAATAACTATCAATATTCCGCTCCTCCTCAGCAGGCAGCTCCACAGCAGCCTAATGATATGACATATGGTGAGCTTAGTGACTATGAGGAGATACTCAGCGGTGGCGATGTGCCTTTTTAAATCAAAAAAACAGAGGTATGAGATATGGCAAACTATAGGAATATATCAATTAACTTCTGGGCGGATAGCAAGGTAGATGATGAATTTACTCCTGAGGATAAATATTTCTATTTATTCTTGCTGACAAACCCACATACTAACATCTGCGGTTGCTATGAAATCAGCATGAAGCAGATGGAGAGAGAAACAGGATATAATGCCGATACTATAAAGCGGCTTATATCCAGAATGCAGACAGTACATGATGTTATCAGATATAGTGACAAAACAAAAGAAATACTTATTCTGAACTGGTATAAGTACAATTGGTCAAAGTCTGAAAACGTCAAGAAAGCCGTTATCGCTGTGGCAAGTTACGTCAAAGATGATACGTTCAAAAGATATGTTATGCATAGGGTATCTATATGGTATGCATACCATATAGAACCATCTGTTACTGATACAGTACCAGAAACAGTACCAGAAACAGAAACAGTACCAGAAACAGAAACAGTACCAGAAACAGAAAACAGAGATAGATATATATGCGGCAAGCCGCAAAAGCACAAGCATGGTGAGTTCAAGCACGTTCTTCTTACCGATGATGAATATTCAAAGCTTTGCAAGGACTACGGACAGGATATAGCAGACAAGTATATCCAGAAGGTCGATGAATACTGTGAGATGAAAGGCAAGAGTTATAAAAACTATAACTTAGCTATCCGAAACACCTTTATGTCACGGGATAACGTGAAGCCCTTACACAGAACAGCGAAAGACTTGTACAAAGGTCTGACAAAGGATAGTGAAGGCTTCTATGTGGACAAGGACGGTAACAGATATGTTTGACGAGATACTTAACAGCTTGACAGTATCGGGAGAAATTCCAAAAATCAACGGTGATCCTGCTTCATGGACAAATGAACAGTATACCGCTTGGCAAGTCAAGAACTATAACAGCATATCGAAAGAACCTCAGAACGGCTATAACTGCACAGCTTGTCAGAACAGAGGATATTTTGCAACTATCAACTATGCAGGTGACTTTGCTTTACGTCCTTGCACTTGTAACAGCGTAAGACAGCAGCTTATAAATGCAAAGAATAGCGGATTCGGTGATATGCTTGACAAATACAGCTTTGAGGGCTACGAAGTAAAGGAAGAATGGCAGAACCGGGTAAAACAGGGAGCTTTGCTGTATACTCAGCAAAAAGAATTACCTTGGCTTTACATCGGCGGTATGAGTGGTGCAGGAAAGTCACATATCTGCACGGCGGCAGCTACAAGGATATTACAGCAGGGCAAAGTTGTAAAATATGTCCTCTGGCGTGATGTTTTTCATAAGTTCGAGAGTTACCGCTATGACGATCAGAAATACAGCGACTATCTGAATGAGCTTGCAGAGGTTGAAGTCCTTGTGATAGATGATTTTCTCAAAGGCATGGACGGAAACAAGCAAGGTTCGGCGTTGGAAATAGCGTTTGACGTAGTAAACCGGAGATATAACAGCAGGCGGCCGACAATATTCAGTTCTGAGATCCAGTTAGGAGAGCTTGAAAAGCTTGACAAGGCACTTTTCGGACGTATCAAAGAGCGTTGTGGAAAGTTCTCGCTGAATATCAAGAACGAGGACAGCAGGAATTATAGAAAGCGGTGATAAAGTGTACAACAAGTATAACGCTAAGAAATGCAAATGTGCAAGCGGTCACGCCCACGATAGCAAGAAAGAGGCGAAACGGTGCAATGAGCTGACTATTCTTGAAAAAGCAGGCATTATCAGCGGTTTACGTCAGCAGGTTAAGTTCGTGCTGATACCGACACAAAAAGAAGTGTCTCGGGAGTTATACACGAAAGGTCCGAAGAAAGGACAGCCGAAAGAAGGGAAGGTCCTTGAAAAGGAATGTGCTTACTATGCGGACTTCTGCTATACCGAGAACGGACGATATATCGTAGAGGACACGAAGGGCATGAGAACGCCCGACTATAAAATCAAGAAAAAGCTTATGCTGTATGTTCACGGCATAAGAATAACGGAGATATGAGGTGATACTATGGCAACATTAACCTGTATAATCTGCGGCGTTGAGTTCGAGGGCATAACTCACGCCCGTAAAACTTGCCCTGATTGTTACATGAACCAGAGCAAGAGTCTGTTTCAGGAAGAAAAACGCAGAAGAACAAAAAGCAAGCCAAATCAGCGGCTTTATGATGATGTCAAGGCAGCAACAGCCGCAGGGTTGAGCTATGGAAAGTACATGGGGAGGAAGAATACGAATGGATAATTATAAGGAGTTTATCCAGTCAAAGCTAACTTGCGTTAAAGAGAGCGGCTTTGAGAGTAATAAAACCAAATATAATGCTAATCTCTTTGAATGGCAAAGGGATATAGTTCACTGGGCGCTGAGAAAAGGCAAAGCCTGTTTATTTGAAGACTGTGGACTTGGTAAGACTTTACAACAGCTATCATTTGCAGAAGAAGTATGCAAGTCCGATATGGACTGTTATAAACCCGTCAGACACATTGCAGTATAGATCGGCAAGGGATAACGAAGATGAAAAGCATATCTGCCCTTTGCAGCTGACAGTTATACGCAGAGCTTTAAACCTATGGACTAATCCCGATGACGTTGTTTTAACTCCTTTTATGGGCATTGGCTCAGAAGTTGTTACGGCTCTTGAAAATGGGCGCAGAGCAGTTGGTGTGGAGCTTAAAAACAGCTATTACAAGCAGGCTGAGAAGAACGCAAGGGCGGTAACCGCTAATGAACAGCTCTCTTTGTGGTGAGGTGATAATATGAAAGCATTAAGTTGCACACAGTGCAGAAATAAGATACACAAGGAAGAAAAAGAAGCTTTTCTCAAAGGGCAGTATGCAATACTGAAAGATGCGGCGTTCACCTTCGCCTGCTATGCTACAACGGCAGCTCTTGCGGCACAGGTAAGGCGTGGACGTTCAAAGGAGTATATCCAGAAGTTGTATGATGAAATGGTGATGATATTCGATACAGAGACATTCTTCGGCAAACAAATAACGCTCACCGATATCATGAAAGACTTGGAGAGTGACTACGGCATAGACTTCAAGAGGATAAATGTTCACTTAGAGAGTGAGAAAGAATTTATCAAAGGCATACGCTGAGAGCGTTCAGATTAAACGTTAAGGGCGTTCTGATAGCTGAGTAGTATAATTACACTATGAAAATTAGAGTGCCAAAAAAACGGCGTTTAAAACGCTGAGAGAGTAAAGGAGTGAAAAAACATGAATGACGAATTTAAAGTTGACGATGTATCAGAGCAGAGTTTCAGAAGCGGATACACACAGGGCAAGTCCGAGGACAGCCGTATAATTCAGATAGCTAATCACTACGGCTACACAGCACAGAGTGATATTATCATCGAGGAGTGTGCAGAGCTGACACAGGCGATATGCAAGCTGCGGAGGGCATGGAGCAACGAACGGCTTGAAAACGTCAAGGAGGAGCTTGCAGACGTGCTTATAATGGCACGTCAGCTCCGTGTGATGCTTGGGGCTGAGGATATTGACAGGATTATCGGAGAGAAGCTTGACAGGCAGATTGAGAGGATAGCTGATGAAGCGGTTAAAAGTGCTGATAGCCTGTGAAGAAAGCCAGAGGGTGTGCATTGAGTTCAGAAAGCTCGGACACGAAGCATACAGCGCAGATATACAAGAACCGTCAGGCGGTCACCCTGAATGGCACGTCAAAGGTGATGTGTTAAATATTTTAAACGGGGGGGAGTTCAGCACTATGGACGGAGCAGAGCATAGCGTTGATAAATGGGATTTGCTGATAGCTCACCCACCTTGCACATATCTGACAGTAAGCGGTAATCGGTGGTTTAATGTTGAGCGATACGGCGATACGGCGATACGGCGATACAAGGACAGAGAGCAAGCGGCTGAGTTCTTTATGAGATTTGTCAACGCAGACTGTGAGCATACAGCAATTGAAAATCCTATCGGCTACATGAATACACATTACCGTGAAGCTGACGAAATAATCCAGCCGTATGAATTCGGTCACCCTGTAAGGAAAGCAACGTGCTTGTGGTTGAAAAATCTGCCGACACTTACACCGACAAAGATAGTCAAGCCGGAAACAGCACAAAGCGGCGGTAAGAGCTATTCAGGACCTGCGCTGTATGCCAGGGACGAAAACGGTAAAATATTAGCGTGGAATGATCCGAGAACCGCAAGGGAGCGTTCAAAGACATATCCAGGCATCGCACAGGCAATGGCACAGGAATGGTCTGCATACCTTACAGGGCAGGCAGACAAGCAATTATCATTCTTTGAGGAAGTATGAAAGCTGACTGCTCAACTTTGAGCAGTCGGGAAAGGAGTATATAATGGGAAAGAACACATTTACAAGCTATGAGGATGTATGCCGCAGACTTGCAGAGCTTGAAAGGAAAAATGCAGAACTTGAAAGCAAATATGAAGATCTGAAAGAGGAAAACAAAGCGCTTAGGTTAGGAAACCTTTGTCATGAACGCCTTGTAATGAGGGATATCACAAACTCAGATAAAGCAAAAAAACTTTTCTCGGTAGCAGCAAACAAAGGTGAGGTTGTTCATGATACAAAAACGCTTAGAGCTAACTTTAGCGTATTCTATCAGAACATCTTCAGAGCTTTACAGCCAGCCTGCCGTGAACACAGAGGAAACTATTCTCTGAAAATGAGAAATATCGGTGATCTTACCGATGAGGAATACAAAATATATCTTGATACGTTAGATGCTTGTATAGAGACAATCTTCTACGCAAAGCAGAAATTGCAGAAAGGTGGAAAAGAAAATGGATAATAAAATGCCTACCCTTGAAGAATATATTATAATGCTTGATAATCATCAGTTAGGCTGGAATGGCTACACATATCCAAATGAAGCCTGCAAGGAGGAAGAATACCAGCTCCGCACATGGTTACAGGAGCTTAGAGTTAGGCGGCGGTCTTGTAAGACCTATTCAGTGGCTATGAGAAAGGTTAACCCTAAGAGTGAACCTGACATCATAGAAGAACTAATAGCTGAAAATGAAGAATTAAAAGCAAAGGTTGCAATTGACGGTTGGCACAGCGTGGAAAAGGAAATGCCACCTACATGGTATACAGTGCTTGTATACTGTGAGAACGGACACATTGACTTGGGGACATACACAACAGACGGGGATTGGGTAAGCGACTGCCACATGCAGCCAATAGAAGGTGCAAAGTACTGGAAAATGGTTTATACACCACCTGAGTTGTGGGAAAAACAACAGGCGCAGACAAACGAGAAGGAGGACTAAAAATGAACTGTAAAAACTGTAAATACTTTGACAACACAAAGCCTGTTGATACGGCACATAACCCGAATGACAGGCACAAGACAGCAGAGCCGTATATTGGCAAATGCGAGAAGATAGAGCGTATCAAGATGATGAATGACAGTTGCAGGCTGTATGAGGGAAAGGAGGGGTGAAAATGCAAGTGCCAGACCCGTGTTATAAGTGCGATAAGCGTACATTAGAGTGCAGATTGACTTGTGGAAAGTATAAGATATATCATGCACTTAAACTAAAAGAATATGAACAGAGGGCGCAAAGGTGGCAAGCTAAAAGTGATATATGCGGTCACATAAGTAAAACTATATATATGCGGAATAAGAGGTCTACAAAGTGGACACCGCCAAAGAATGACGGGATAAAAAAGTGAATAGGAGGGGTGAAAATGACGATAGATCAAGAAATAAAACATCAAGAGGAAATATCAGACCGTTATGCAAGAATGTCTGAGTATGAAGAAAATAATGGAAATGATGGAATAGCGAAAGATTGCGCTCAGTGTGCCGCAGATCACCGCCAACTTGCCGAATGGCTGACAGACTACAAAGAGCTTAGAAACTCTCTTGGGGCTGTAAAACTCAATAATATGAAAGAAGCACTTGAACTGATACGGGCATACAAGGCAGAAAATGCAACGCTGAGAGAATTTAATGATAAAATATATGATGTATTATCTGAACAGTTCGGCTGCCCTTGCAATTTTAGTCTTATTGACGAGTATATGCTGAAAAACGGCGGCTGCGATGACTGCGGCGGTGCGATACCCGATAAGGAGTTTTGGAGCAGATACATACAAACAAAGCTGATAGGAGGCAGAACAGATGAAGAACCGTGACCGCTACATACTCAAAGTCAATGAGTATGATATGCTCATAAAGATACAGGAAAATATCATGGACACAGGTTGCAACTGTATACTTGACGGAATTACAGGCGAGATAATTAAATGTCTCGAAGAAATGAGGGGCAAAGTCGGAGCGCAGTCAAGGCTTGAAGTGTGCGGAAAGTGCATACAGAAATGGTTGAATGAGGAGGGCTAAAAATGGCTGAGTATTTATGTAAAGAAGATATGAGCACAGGCGAGTATATAAGCCGTGACTTAGCTTTAAGGCAGTTAAACGCTACTTGTTTGGCGACAAGCTGTGATAATTACAACGGAGCGAGGTGCAGAGCATGTGCATACGCTGACGCTATGGACTTCATAGAAGCTATCCCAGCCTCAGACGTACAGCCTTTATCCGTAGTTGCCAAACACATCAAGAGCAGACTGTATGAAACGGCTTTAAATACAAATGGGGCTGAGAGTGATACTATTGCAGCTATGGCAGAGCGTATTGACTTTTGGATTAACGAATTAAGGGGCGGTGATACAAATGGCTGATAAGTACATAAGCAAAGATAAAGCTTTATGTTTTATGAACCATAACGATAAAGTTGTACATTATTTATCACGAACCGCAGAAAATATGGTGTACAGAACAACACAAGCTCTATGTCAAGTAATATCTGAGATGCCAGCAGAGGACGTACAGCCTGTGAAGCGTGGGCATTGGATAGAAACCGACTATGGTATGTACTATGAGTGCTCAGAGTGTGGTAATATCCAAGACTTTGGTCACAACTTCTGTGACAACTGCGGTGCTGATATGAGAGGTGATATAGAATGATTATCATGTTTTTCGCCCTTGCCAGCTTGACTGGCTACATAATAGGGTACTTCACAGGCAGACGATGCGCTCAGCAAGATATTAAGGATATGCGGCTTGAAGCTGGGTTGAATACAGAAACGGGGGAGAATGATGAACAGTATAAGTGATATGCCCGAGAAATGGGCTGAAAGTGATAAAAAAACAGAGGCAACAGCATTTGAACAGGCGTTAAAAAGGATAAAGCCTATTGATAATATTCACACAGCATATCAGCGAGGATATGAAGCTGGATATAAAGCAGCGGCAAAGCTCCTTGATGAGAACAAGCAGCTCAGAGAGGACAACCAGAAGTTGCGTGAAGCACTTATGAGAACTACAACAGATAGATATGAATATGAATAGGAGTGATACAGATGCGGAATTATCAGCCAAAACCTGACAGGATAGATCATGAACCATACATGGCAGCAAGATATATAGCAATGTACAGCAAGCGCCTTGAACGTCAGGGCAAGGGTGCACTGCTCAGATCAGCCGTGAGATGTGCCCTTGAAACTATACCGAAGGAATACCGAAAGGGCGTATATGATAACCTTACAGACGGAAAGGCGTTTCCCTTAGATGCTTCTGAGGTAACATACAGGAGATACCGTTCACGGTTTATCCGTGCAGTAGCCGAACAGTTAGAACTTGTATAGAATAATAACCCCCGTGAAGTTGATACCACGGGGGAATTTTTCTGAGTAAAATTAAAATTAGAAAAGCGACGGGGTGTTCTCCAACGGGAGAAAATGAGCTTACCTCCCGAGCCTATTTTCGGAATTTCGGGTCGTTTCGGGAGGTTTTCTTCCCCGTGGCTTTCTACACACCCTTTTTCTTATTCCACATATATTTCCGTTCATCTTTGTGTCTCCTTATTTTACGCCGTGTCGTAACAACGGGGCGGCGGTTTTGCCAATTGCGAGGTAATGACTTACAGTTGACACCACCGGGCATGATTTGACATAGGTGAACCTCTTTACAAGCCGAAAAAGCCGCTGAAATATGCGGCTTATCGGCGTATCTACACGATGATAATACAGAGATAGAGATGTACACTCGACAAACGGCAAGCCTTAGCCGCTTCTCTGTATTAACATAAATAAGGCAATTACTGAAAGGCGGTAATGTTATGTTAGTAAAAATTCTTATTGACGATGAATTCAAGAACCTTATCCCACCTTTAACCGATGAAGAATACAAGGGGCTTGAAGATAGCATTGTAAAAGAGGGCTGCCGAGATGCTCTTATTTTATGGGGCAATACATTAATTGACGGTCACAACCGTTATGAGATATGCACTAAGCATAATATACCGTTTAAGACGGTTGAACATAATTTTGATAGTAGACAAGCTGTTATTGAATGGATAATACTCAACCAATTCGGGCGCAGAAATCTCCCTGCGCATGAAAGGGCGAGGCTTGCACTGAGATTAAAGCCTATAATTGCTGATAAAGCAAGAGAAAACAAGCAAGAAGCGGCAAACAAGATGAATGCGAGTATTGGCAACAACGTTTCCGCAGAAATCTGCGGAAACGTGCCTCCAATTGAAACCCGTCAAGAGCTTGCCAAAGTCGCAGGAGTATCACACGATACCATAGCAAAGGTAGAGACTATCGAGCATAAAGCTCCAGAGCCAGTTGTTATGGCTTCAAGAAAAGGTGATATTTCTGTAAATAGTGCTTATGAGGTTACAAAGCTTGAACCACAGGAACAGAAAGAGATAGCACACCGCATAGAACATATAGCAGAAGAACCAAAAGAGACAAGCACTCCAAAAGCTATTGTACAAGAAGTGCTGAAACGTCCACACGTTGCAAATAACAGCGGTAATAACGAATGGTACACGCCTGCTGAGTTTATAGAAGCGGCTGTTGACGTTATGGGCTGTATTGATTTAGATCCTGCTTCAAATCCGATAGCAAACAAGGTTGTTAAGGCTGACAAGTATTATACGGCAGAAGATAACGGACTTGATAAAACATGGAGCGGCAATGTGTGGTTAAATCCCCCTTATGCTTCTGATTTAATCGGCAAATTTGCAGATAAGCTCGTTTCTGAGAGAGAGAACTACACACAGGCAATAGTGCTTGTAAATAATGCAACTGAAACAGAATGGTTCAATAAAATCGTTTCTATTGCATCTGCGGTATGTTTTCCAAAAAGCAGAGTTAAATTCTATATGCCAGACGGTAAGACAGGAGCACCGCTTCAAGGACAGGCAGTGTTATACATAGGAGAAAAGCCAAAAGAATTTACAGATGTTTTTTGTAAGTTAGGTTGGTGCTGCAATGTTATACACTGACAGTAACAGAGGTACAATTCAGAACCGTGAAAGAGCAAGACAAATCATTGACTTTCACGGTTTGAGAATTAGAAATATAACTCCGACAGATATTGACGGATTTATTGAGTATCAAGATAAAGCAATGATATTTCTTGAATTTAAGTATCTTGATGCTGATTTACCATATGGACAGCGCATTGCATTGCAGAGACTTGTTAATAACATAGACAAGGCAGGCAAAGAAGCTGTTTTGTTTGTATGCGAGCATAACACAACGGATTGTGATAAAGATATTATTGCAGAAAATGCAATAGTGCGAAAAATGTATTATAAAGAACGCTGGTATATGCCGAGAGGGAAATCAACAGTTAAAGAGAAGATTAACTCTTTTATATCTTTTATTGCTAAGTGAAAGTAGGTGAGTATATGGCAGGCAGAGGACAGCCAAAGAAATTCAAAGACGGTCAACAACTTATTGACTTATGGAAACAGTTCTGCGATCAGATAAGAGAGAACGGATATATTGAAGCTCCGACACAGACAGCCTTTGAACGCTGGCTGAAAAAAGAGTATCAGCCTGTTGATGTAAGAACTATATACAACGCCTTGAATGAATACTTTCCGAATATAAAAAAAGATTTTGAACGAATTAGAGCTGACGTTATATCTGAGGGCACTATGTTAGGTAAATACCAACCTACAATGAGCATATTCGCATTAAAGAACTGGTGTTCATGGTCTGACCGCCCGAATGAAACAACGGTTATTATAGACGATACCACACGAAATGAGGTGGTAACTCTTGTTGACAATATCAGGAAACAGAATAACAAGGGCTGATGCAATATCGGCTCTTGCTGAATATCCGTATATTTACGGCCACGCTCTTGGCTTTACGCTTCTGACTGAGCTGCATAATGAATGGATAAAGCAAATGGTATTCGGTGAGGAAGATGAAACCTTGCAGGCTCACCGTGGAAGTTATAAGACTACTTGTGTTTCAATTGCATTGGCTTGTATCTGCATATTATATCCGAATGATAAGACTATGTTTATGCGAAAGTCTGACGATGATGTAAAAGAGATCATTGAGCAGACAAAGAAAATACTTGAAAATCCGATAACAAAGCTCCTTGTCCGTTCTATATACGGCGTGGAACTGAGACTTATCAAAGCTTCGGCAACGGAGATAACCACAAACTTGACAAACGACCCGAGAGGAACGGCGCAGCTTGTAGGTAAAGGCTCAAAAGGCTCTCTGACAGGTAAACACTTTGACAGGATATTCACTGACGATATTGTAAACGTACAGGATAGAACGAGCCGTGCTGAGAGAGATCGCACAAAGGTTATTTATCAAGAATTGCAGAACATCAAGAACAGAGGCGGCAGAATATTCAACACTGGTACTCCGTGGCATAAAGATGACTGCTTTTCTCTTATGCCAAACCCTGTGAAGTATGACTGTTATTCAACAGGGCTTATATCTGAACAGAAGCTTGCTGACCTTAAAGACAGTATGCTTCTTTCACTATTTGCGGCAAACTATGAGCTTAAACACATAGCGGCAGAAGATGTTATATTTGCAAATCCTCAGACAGGCGCAGATCCTGCACTTTGTGAACAGTCCGACTATTGTCACATAGATGCTGCATACGGCGGCGAGGACTACACAGCGTTCACGATATGCCGCAAGCATGAGGGCAAGTATTACATATTCGGTAAGCTATGGCATAGGCATATAGACGATGTAGAAGCTCAGATAATCGAATACCGGAAGAGCTTCAACGCAGGCAAGATATACTGCGAGACAAACGGCGATAAAGGCTATTTAGCAAAGGAACTTCGCAAACTCGGTGAACGTGTTGTGCCTTATGCTGAGAAAATGAATAAATTTTTGAAAATAACATCATATCTGAAAAACGAATGGAAAAACATCATCTTTGTTGCTGGTACAGATGCGGCATACATAGAGCAGATATGTGATTTTAACGAAAATGCAGAGCATGACGATGCTCCCGATAGTCTGGCAAGCATTATTCGTGTATTATGGAGCAAAAACGGCAGCGACAAGCCTATTTATAAGCCAATATGGAATTAAGGAGCGTGATAACGTGTTTACAATACAGGATTTAGAGAAAGAAAAAACCACAGAAGCAAACCTGTTGCAGTATCTTACTGGTAAAATAGCCAGTTTTAAACAGAGCAGAGAATACAGGCTTGCTATGGACTACACAACGTATTATGACGGTGAGAACATCGACATAAACCGCTATGAAAAGGTTATCTATGACACTATGGGTAAGGCTCATGTTGATATGTGGACGGCAAATCACAAACTGGCTTCACATTTCTTCACGAGAGTTGTAGATCAGGACGTTTCATATCTGCTCGGCAATGGTATCAACTTCAAGAACGAAAGCACAAAGGACAAGCTGGGCGGTGCTGAGTTTGATTTTCGTGTGCAGGACGTTGTAAGAGAAGCCGAGATAACAGGCAAGGCTTACGGCTTCTGGAATGACGGCGAATTGCAGATGTATAAGTTCACTGAGTTTGTGCCGTTCTATGACGAGATTACAGGCGTTCTCAGTGCAGGCATATACTTCTATCAGCTCAGTGCTGAAACTCCCCTTGTAGGCTATTTCTTCGAGCGTGACGGCTATTCACGTTTCATCGTACCGAAGAATAGTGATGCTTACTTTGACAAGAAGAAGCGAGGATATATGCGAGTGGCAGAGACTTCACCTGCTTTTGGTATCGAGAATGTCAAGTATGACAATTACTCAGTTCTGCCGATAGTTGAGTTTTATTGGAACGGTAACGGCAAGTCAGAAATGACAGGCAAGAGAAACACTATAAACGCTCTTGATCTCTCCGAAAGCCAAATGGTGAATAACGTTGACGAGGGCAATCTCATTTACTGGGTACTCACCAATTATGGCGGCATGGACGATATCGACCTTGTTAAATTCAAGGAGCATATGAAAACTATCGGCGTTGCTGAGGTAAACGGTGAGAACGCTTCGGCTACGGCTCACACCATAGAAGCTCCCTTTGAGGGCAATCAAGTCACTGTTGATATGCTGTATAAGAAGCTATACACTGACTTCTGCGGTTTTGATAGCACTGCGGTATCAGCATCGAACCAGACAGCAACAGCAATACAGGCAACATATGTCCCTCTTGACCTTAAAGCTGATAAGATTGAGCGCTATGTTACAAAGTTCATTCTCCAGATTATGAAGCTTGCAGATATAACAGATGATGAACCAACATATACCAGAAACAAGCTCATAAATCAGCTTGAAGAAATACAGAAGCTTGCAACGGCAGCTCCTTGGACGGGTGACGAATACACAACAAGAAAGATACTCACAGTTCTCGGTGATATTGACGTATTCGAGGAGATACAAAAGGCAAAAATGGCTGACGATTTTCAGCGGATAGACACTGAACAGCCAGAGGAGTGATATAAATGCCCGATAAAGGACACATGGAGACAGAAGCCCTTTTGAGGGCATTAGAAAAGCGTATAGCGGCTGAATACAGAAAAGCCAATAGGGAGATAACCCGAAAAGTCAACGCTTATATGAGTGAATTTAAGCGCAAGGACAAAGAATGGCGTGAAAAGCTTGAAAACGGTGATATTACTGAGGCTGAGTATAAGGCATGGGCGACAGGACAGGTAATGATTGGCAAGCGGTGGGAAGAAATGAGGCACACGCTTGCACAGGACTATGCAAACACCAATGACCTTGCAAAGCAAATGGCTTTCGACAGTATGCCCGATGTATACGCTCTTAATCATAACTATGCAACATTTGAGGTGGAAAAAGGCGGCAAGGTAGACACTTCATATACGCTGTATGACCGCCCGACAGTTGAGCGGCTTATCCGTGATGATCCGAAGCTGTTACCAGATCCACGCCCCGGCTCTCCTTTGGCTCAGAAGCTTGCAAAGCATAAAGAGCTGCGCTGGGAAGAACAGCACGTTCAATCTGTTGTATTACAGAGCGTATTACAGGGCGAAAGCCTTGAACAGACTGCAAAGCGGTTTACTCAGCTCACCGAAATGAACTATCGTCAATCGGTAAGATATGCCAGAACAGCCACAACAGGCGCACAGAACGCAGGCAGAGTTGACGGCTATAAAAGGGCTGAGAAACTCGGCATTAATATGAAGCAGGTATGGCTTGCAACGCTTGACAACAGAACCAGACACGAACACAGAGTGCTTGACGGACAGGAAGTTGATGTGGGCGAGCCTTTCATCATGGACGGCTTTAAAATCAAATATCCGGGTGACCCTGCCGCCCCTGCTCACCTGCTATACAATTGCCGATGTACTGTTATAGCAAAAGTCAAAGGCGTTGACTTCGATGTTTCGGACAAAACTCAGCGTGATGATAAAATAGGCGATATGTCCTATGAGGAGTGGAAGAACGACAAAGCGAAGCCTGAGAAGGAGCAGGAGAAGCCTAAGGAACAGCCGAAACCGAAAGAAACAACGCAAAATAAACCTGCTGAAATTGATATGCCTGCTCCTCATGATGAAACCGCATATCAGGATGAGCCGATAAAGCCGAAACAGACGATATTTGAGGAAATGGAGCAGAACCGCAAAGAAATAGACAAGGCACTACATGATGTTGAAGAAATACGGCGCTCACTCGACCATGAAGTCGGAACAATCATTGACAGGCAGGGCAATATTATCAATGTTACAGACGGACAGGAGCACAGCGTTTCTCCGCCTGAAGAGTTATTGAAAGATAACATCTTCACACATAATCATCCGAGTGGTGGTATATTCTCCGCAGGAGATATCGAAGCCATGATTGCTGATGAGTTGCTTGAACTTCGTGCATCAACTCCGCAAGGCACATATTATTCACTGGTAAGAATCGGGGCTGTACCTGAAAACATGGAGTTTATGCAGGAATACAAAAAGGCTTGTAGCTTTGTGAAAGCAAGCGAAGCGGTAGCGGCAGACTTGCGCTCCGGCAAACTTACAAGAGATGAAGAAGTAAAAAAGGGCTTTGCTATCTATGTTGAGTATATGGCAAAACTCGGCGATGATTTCTTGAAAGAGAATGCAAAGAAGTACGGCTATATCTACTCAAAGGGCGTGATTTAATGACTTATGGCACAACAGAAAAAGAACTGAAAGCGATAATCAAAGAAATTGAAAAACAGTTAGGGCGAAAGCTAACACGCAAGGAAATACAGCAATTGAAAGCTGTATCAGAGTAAGGCGGTGATTAAATGCCCGATATCAACATAACATTCGAGGACAACAGCGGCGAAGTCCTCAGAGAGCTTGAACGGATAACAGCCAAAACGCTTGAAGAATTAGGGCTGACAGCAGAAGCCTATGCAAAGCTTAATGCTCCTGTTGGTACTCCTGAGAGTACAGGCGTTGAGGGATACGGTCCGGGCGGTACGCTCAGAAACAGCATAGCACACGCAAGCCGTGACGGTGTGGCTTATGTCGGCACTAATACTTATTATGCTCCGTATGTGGAGCTTGGTACTGGTATTCACGCCGATGAGGGCAAAGGACGTAAAACTCCTTGGGTATGGATAGACAAGAACGGCAAACCGCATAAGACTTACGGTATGAAGCCGAGACACTTCTTGAAAAAGGCTGTTCAGGATCATCAGAAAGAATACAAGGCAATAATTGAAAAAAACCTGAAAAATGGTTAAAAGTTGATACCACGGGGAAAAACACCCGTGGTATTTTTATATTAAGAATAACTTAGGGTAGCACCCGAAACAGCGAAAAGGAGTTATCAAGTATGGCAGATTTTGAAAAAATTATCGGTGAGTATGCCGATACAGACGGCAATATTCCCAAGGCAGCTATTGGCACAGTGGTTACAGCTATCAAGCAGGCTGTTGGCAATGAGTTCGTTGACAAATCCCGTTATAAGGCAAAGCTTAACGAGATAGACGAGCTTAAAACAGCAAAGCAGACCGCCGAGGACACTGCAACAACCGCAGGCAAGTGGGAAACAAAGTACAAAGAGCTGAAAAAGGACTTTGACGATTACAAAACCGCTCAGAACGTCAAGGAGACCAGAGCCACAAAGACAGAGGCATTCAAGAAGCTTCTGACTGAGTGCGGCATTCCTGAGAAGCGACAGGCGGCTATCATCAAAGTATCTGAAAGTGAGATAGATGCTATCAAGCTTGGCTCTGACGGCGCTATTGAGGGCGCTGACAAGCTCACTGAGAGCGTTAAAGCTGACTGGAGTGACTTCATCACGACCACAGTTAAGCAGGGCGCAGACGTGCAGAAACCTGCCGTTTCGGGAGCGATAGGCAGCAGTATGACGGTGGACGATATCATGAAGATATCAGATCCGACAGCACGTCAGATGGCTATTGCTCAGAATTCAGACTTATTTACTTGAAAGGAGTAATACCATGGCAGTTACAAACGTAACCAATGCAGCTGAGACCAATGTTATCACAACATCTGATATGGTCCGTGCAAGAGAAATTGACCTTGTATATCAGTTCACACATGGTTCACTTAACAAGCTTATTCAGGCTCTTGGAGTAACAAGAAAGATCTCACAGCCTGCTGGCACAACTCTCTATGTATACCAGACAACAGGCACACTGGAGAGCGGCGTTGTACCTGAGGGCGAGATCATTCCTCTCTCACACTATGCAAGAACAAAGACACCCGTTGGAGAGATCACTCTTAAGAAGTGGAGAAAGGCAACAACTGCTGAGGCTATCCAGAAGTCAGGCAGAGCAGAGGCAATTGTCGAGACTGACAAGGCTCTCATTTCTGATATTCAGAAGGGCATTCGTTCAGATTTCTTCACAAATCTGGCTACATTTGCCACAGCAGGCACAGCAGCAACAGGTACAGACTTACAGGACACACTTGCACAGTGTTGGGGCAAGCTTCAGGTACTGTTCGAGGACGATACAGCACAGTCTGTATACTTCGTAAATCCTGAGGATATCGCAACATATCTCGGAGCAGCTCAGATCACAACACAGACAGCATTTGGTCTCAACTACATCGAGAACTTCCTCGGTCTTGGTACTGTTATCATCACATCGAGAGTAACAAAGGGTACTGTTATCGCAACAGCAAAGGACAACCTTATTTTCTACTACATCAGCATGAACGGCGGCGATCTTCCGACTGAGTTCAGTCTTACATCAGATCAGCTCGGTTATATCGGCGTTCATAGCTTCATCACCAACGAGAGAGCACAGTCCGAAATGCTTGCAATGAGCGGCGGTCAGTTCCTTGTTGAGTACGGCAATGGCGTTGTACTTGGCACTATTACAGGTGCATAATGTACAAGGTTATAGAGTACTTCACGGACTTACAGGATAACGGATATGCCTATAATACGGGGGATATATTCCCCCGTGAAGGCTTAGAAGTATCTGAGGAGCGTTTTGCAGAGCTGGCAAGCTCTAAGAATAAACGCCGTAAGCCCCTGATTGAAGCTATCCCCGAGGAGACTGCCGAAGCAGAACCCGAGGAGACACCACGCAAAAAGAAGGGACGTGGTAAGAATGCTGACAGCGATATGTCAGAGGATTAAGAACTGGTTCGACCTCAAAGCAGACCATACACCTTACGGGCATTACAGCGGCACTATAACGATAGCTGACAACAGTATATCGGTAAACGGTGAGCCGCTTGATATACCAACAGACCATTTCAGACTAATAGACAGCTTTAAGAATAACGGCGTTCACAAGGTAGGCGATACACTGACGGACGAAACCTTTGACGGTGCACTATGGCTTATGGTTATCCCTGCCGAAGTCATAGCGCTTGCGGCTGATATGTCACAGTGGGTTACAGACTACGGAAACGCTTCAAAAGCCCCTTTTTCAAGCGAGAGCCACAAGGGGTATAGTTATACTAAAGCAGTTTCAAACGGCGGTTCTGGTGCAAATATGAGCGTGTGGGACGCATTTGAAAACGAGTTATCAGCATGGAGGAAAATAATATAATGGCATTCGGACTTTTCAAAGAGGCATTACAAGAATGCGTGATGATGAACCGTGCCGTTATAGATAATCCATACGGCGGCACGACAGAAACATACACCGAGGGCGCACACTTTCAAGCATCTGTGTATCTCAGTAATTCACTGGAGATGCAGAGAGCGGAGCAGGACGGTGTGAAAGGCTTATATCAGATAACAACTGATAAAACGATCAGACTACGTTATCATGATGTATTTAAACGCCTTGCAGACCCGGTAAACGGCGATGATGAAGTTATACTCCGTATAACAAGCAAGGACGATAACTCAACCCCGAATTCGTCACTGCTTAATCAGAGAGTTGTCAACGCCGAAGAATTTATAATGCCATGAATAAGTGGTTAGCACTTAATCAGTGGTTTAATTCATTCGGGGTTAAAGCATATCAAGAGCAGACAGTCAGTGAAACGGCTGTTTTGCCATATATAGCTTATGAGTTAGCATTCGGAGATATAGACAACTCACCATTAGCATTGACGTTCTCTTATTTTGAACGTTCAACTAACTGGCAGGGCTGTTATAATATGTCCGAAACGATCTCCACAGATATCGGGCGCTGGGGTAAACGCTTAGAGGTAGACGGTGGATATATTATTATTCAGCGTGGCTCAGTGTTCTCTCAGCCGCTTGATGATATGGACGGAGACAAAGATATCAGAAGAATGGTGTTCAATATAGACGTATTCTTCTTCACATCAAATTGAAAGGAGCGTAAATAATGGGAATTGACCTTTCAAAACTTGAATATTTAACGCCTGAGCAGATAGGCGATATTCAGTTCGATGCAGGCGTTCTGGTTAAGAACTTTGACCTTGAGAACTTTGAGAAAAGCCTCCTTGAAGGACAGGTGGGCAAGGTTACCAAGGACAGCTTTTCGATAAACGTAACAAGAGACACCGTGAATATCCTTGATGATATCAACGGCGTTCACTTTGATTATTCCGAAGGACTTGTAACAACCAAGATCACTGCAAGCATAGGCTTCACACTTGCTTCAATGAGTGCTGAGGACTTAACAATGGCACTTGGTTCTGCAACATATGACAGCACAACAAGCAAGATCACAGTTGGCTATGAGATCAAGAACACTGACTTCATCAATGTTGCTCTTGTACTTCCAGTGCTTGACGGTTCATTCGTTATTGCAGAACTGCCAAGAGCATACAATACAGGCGGTCTCAGCATTACCACAAGCAAGGCTGCAACAGGTGGTTTAAACTGTACAATGACAGGATATAAGACACTTGCTGATAAGACGATACAGCCTGTAAACCTGTATAAGATAACACCTGAGACACAGGGTGCATAAACAACAGAATAAAAACCGAATAAGCCCCGAGTTTATCGGGGCTTTCTTGTTAGGAGGATATCAATGAAAACCCTTAGAGACTATGACGGAGCAGAGGGCGTTGCAAAGTTCGCAGAAATAGAGCCTTACGTTTCCGAGATCATCAAAGACAGCAATATCAACATGGCAGAAATGGGAAGTTTTCAGGTAGGTGCAAAGGCACTGGAACTTCACCCAGAGGAATGTGAGGGCATATTCAAGGCATTTGGCGGCGCTCCTGCCAGCCCACAGGGTAAAGTTGCGGCAATAGCAACAGTGCTTCTTGATATCCTCACAGACAAGGATATGATTGATTTTTTCATATTATCGGGCAAGATAATGGAGAAGAAATAGCCATAATCTGCCTGATAGAGCATGAATTTTTAAATATCAAGCAATATCTGCGGTATGTAAAGGCAAAATACAGCCTGTATCTGCATGATATGAGCTATAAAGTCTACGTCACCGATGCGCTGAAAGGTATCATTGAGGTATCGGGCAAATGCAAGGTATCGGCACGGTGGGTTGATATACTTAATCCCCCCGAAGAAGATACACGGACCTGTGCAGAGGTAACTAATGACATTATAGCAGGCTTGAAAAAAATCCTCAGGAAGGAGGAGAATGATTGAACGTCTACAAATTAGAAGCCGCTATTGGCTTAAACTCTACGGAATACCAAAAAGGGCTTAAATCCGCAGGCGAAAGCATGGCTGCAATGGGCGATAAAATCAAGGCAGGCGCTGCGGCTATCGGTAAAGCAACAGCGGCAGGCATGGCGGCAGGAGCGGCAGGCGTTACAGCCCTTGCAAAGTCTGCCGTATCAGCTTATGCAGACTATGAGCAGCTTGTGGGCGGTGTTGAGAAGCTATTTGGTGAAAGCTCTGATCTGCTTATGATGTATGCCAAAGATGCTGCGAATACTGCTGGAATGTCATATAATCAGTACATGGAGACAGCCACAAGCTTTGCGGCAGCTCTTACAACGTCAGTACAGGCGGCAGGCGGCAGCATGGACGAGGCTGTTGAATACGCTGATACTGCTATGCGTGATATGTCGGATAATGCCAATACCTTTGGCACTGATATAACAAGCATACAGGCAGCATATCAGGGTTTTGCAAAGCAGAATTATACAATGCTTGACAACCTTAAGCTTGGCTATGGCGGTACTAAGACGGAAATGGAACGTCTTATTGAAGATGCTAATGAGCTGAGGCATGAGCAGGGCATTAATAACGATCTGACAATAGAGAGCTATGCCGATGTAATAACAGCTATCCATGAAGTCCAGACAAACATGAACATCACAGGCACAACAGCCCGTGAAGCATCAAAGACAATCTCTGGCAGTATCGGAGCTGTCAAGGCTGCATGGACTAACCTTACCATAGAAATGGCGAAAGATGATGGCGATATAGACGGTGCATTTCAGGTCCTTGGCGAAAATGTCGGTGCAGTTGTTGACAATATGCTCCCGAGAGTTGAGAAAGCTATCGGCGGTATCGGTACGATGATATCAAAGGCAGCTCCACAGATAACCAACGGCTTAAAGCAGCTCCTGCCAAGAGTACTGCCTACACTACTTTCAACAGCAGGCACACTTGTTTCGAGCGTAAGCACTGCCGTTATGGAGTCTCTCCCCGAATTAATGGATATTGGCGGCGGCTTAATAGATAGCTTCGCAGGAAAATCGAAATACATTTTCCAGTCAGCGCAGAAGATGATATCAAACTTTGCAGATCAGCTCCTTAATGTTGATTATGGCAAGCTTGGTAATAATATCTCAACAATATTTACAAATGCTATAAACTCAATCACAGATTTTGTTAAGAGCATTGATTTTTACAAAGTCGGTGAGAATATCGCAGACTTTCTAAACAATATTGACTGGCAAATGGTAGCAAACAGCCTGTTCGATTTAATAGCCGCAGGCATAAAGGCAATACCTGATATAGCAGTATCATTCTTTGCAAACGCAGACCTCGGAAACCTCATGACAATGATAGGATTAATGGGCGCTCCAAAGCTTCTTGGCGGTATTACCGACTTCACAGGTGGCGAAGAAGGACAGGAACTTGGCAAAGCAGCAGGGCAGAGCTGGAGCGGAGCGTTTATGGCTGGCGTGAAGGCGTTTGGCTTAGGTTGGGCACTTGGAACGTATATCAGAGACGAGCTTGTGGAGAAATACGGAGAGGAAAAAGTCAATGATGTTATTGGCGGAGGCGCTTTTGGCGTTCTCGGACTTTCGCAGGAGATGAAGGTGGCACAGGAAAAAGCCAACTCATACACCTACACAAACCGATACGGTCAGAAAGTCACTATCCCGATGTATGACGAACACGCGAACTACACAGAAGCTTACAAGAAGGTAGCTATGCAGGGTCCCGCACTTGGCAAGGGTGCGTTTATCGGTCCTGTCAAGCCCGATAACAACGCAATCGGTAATTACATCACACAGCCCACACTTACATGGACAGCTGAAAAAGAGCCTGAATACATCATACCAGAAAGCAAGATGGGCAAAGTGTTCTCCCGTGAGGGCGTGACGATCAACATCAACGTGAGCGGTGCAGACTTAGTGGCAAGTGACACAGTAGCACAGAAAATAGCTGAAACGCTGGCTAATCTCAGCATACGTCAGCAGAGAGCAGTAGGAGGTACAGCATGGTAAATAACTTTGTATCAGATACCGAGAAATTCAGCCTTGACGGTGTGTCGAGCGATACTCTCGGACTGTTTGTTGACTTCCTTGCTCCTGTTCCTCTTGCAGAACAGCGTTACACCGACTTCAACACGGGAGCTGACGAACAGGGGGTAACTCCTGACGATGTATTCAATAATATTCAGTATCAGATACGCTTTTACACATTTCTCCCCGATGATTACAACGATACAGCAATAAAGGCTTTTTGCTATGGTAAATCGGTGCTTACGCTGTCACGCTTCCCGGATTACTACTTCAAGATCAAGAAAACAAGCTTGCAGGCGGCAGACGGTTCAGGGTACGGAAAGAGGATAGATTATATTCTCGCCCTTACCCTTGCACCTTTCCGATACACCGTAGATAATGAGCAGATAACCCTTGCAAGCGGTGACAGTATCGTTAACGAGCATACACGATACAGCAAGCCCGAATTTGAGCTAACTGGAACGGGAGATATAACACTTACTGTAAACGGCGCAGAATTCAGAGTAAAGGGACTTGAAGCAAACCAGACTATCATTATTGACAGCGCCCGTCAAGTCACTTACAGCGGCGATACGTTGTTGATAGGCAAGACTGGTGGCAAATATCCTTTACTTGACGTTGGCAGCAATACCGTATCATGGACAGGAACAGTCAGCTCAATTAAGTATAAAGGAAACTGGAGGGATTACTAATGGCAATCGGCGGAAACGGCACACAGGCTAATCCCTATATAGTCGATAATTGGGCTGACTTTCTCACCTGTCTCGGGCGTAACAATGCATACATCAAATGGGCTGATATCGCAGTAAAAAAACTCTCAGAAGTCGTGATATCAACAGAAATATCCGCTCTTGCAAAGTCAGTAGACTTTAACGGCTGGACAATCGAAAGCCTTTATATTACAAAAACTTTTAACAGCAATCGCCCGTATATCGTGAACGTGTCAAGTATATCAGTATATAATCTCACTGTTGAATATATGAGCTGGAATGACCCACGTCACACCTTGATATCTGGAATTGCTTACCTTTACAACTGCTTTTTTGACAATATCACGGTACAAAAGTTGCCTAATAATAGTTATTGGTGGACAAACGGGCAGTCAGAGACACGCAGAGGCACGCAGACGGGTATTTTTAACGGCATTGCTTTGTACAACTCTATTGTTTATCTCAACTCACAGGACGCTAATATAATCATTCCCCGTGGCGAGTATTATAGCTGTGAGGTCTACTGCAATTACAAGTATACTCTTGACAACGCAGTAGAGCCTACACACGGTATCTTCATGCGTGGTTCGGCTTTCCATAATTGCTATGTCAGCGGAAAAATAGACATTTCTGAGGGTATGGGACACTTTGATGTTGTAAGAGCAGACGGAACGGAGGAGCTGCAAAGCGGCGGCGTTACAGTAAATAACACTATTATCAATCTGGAAACGAAGATAAGTGACCCCGACTGCTATGTATCGGAAACCCACGCCCGTACATGGGCGATATTCGGCACGGGCAAGAGCTTTTTTGTAACAAATAACGGCAATAATTACACATACTATAACGGCACTATCTCAGACCTTGCCAAAGGCTTACTCTCAGACTTACGCAACAGTGACGAGTTAATCCGTGAGGGTGTCATATTCATGGAAGATGATGAAACTCGATATCCGCAGTATGCTTCTGATAACTCCACAAAGGACTGGACTTTCCGAAAGAGCGTTAACGTCAATACAGGAATACCGTTCTTGCCGTTTTGGAAATATCCGACTTACGAACCGCCTACACCCGAAGGACATGAGGTTTACGAAAACCCGTATCTTACAGTGTATGATATGGAGACGAAACAGGATAACTTTGATAATCATGGCTTGGCTATCCTCTGCCCTACAAGCGGCAGAATAGTGGAGGAGCTTAATGGTGAATACTCACTCAGCATCACACACCCGAGAGATACCGACAACAAATGGCAGTATGTACTTGAAATGAACGTAGTCAAGGCACTCGGACAGCTCTTTGTGATACAGAAGGTTGATGAAGTGCAGAGCGGCGGCAGTGGATATGTCTCAGCGTATGCAGAGCATATCACATATACGCTCAATGATAAGTGGATTTTTCCACCCGTAACAATAGCAGGGTACAACGGGCAGACACTTATTGATAGCATAATGCAACAGGCAACGGACTTAGGCTATGACTGGCAGACTACATATGACTTTGATATTACCACAGATTTAAACGCCCCCGCGGGCTTCCGTGACTGGTACGAAATGTCTGAGGGTGTTACACCGTATGAAATGCTTATCGGCGGTAACGGTTTTGTCGCAAAAATCGGCGGCGAGCTATACCGTGACAATTTCCATATGAGTATTAACAGCCGTATGGAAGGTGCAAGGGATAACGCCTTTGAGCTGGCTATCGGCTACAATCTCACAGGTATCAAGAGAACCGTTGACTTGACAACGTTCTGCACATATCTGCGAGGCTATGACATAAGCAATGGCGATTATGATAACTGGTTTGCCGTAGGCTGGGACCCGTCAACTCTCCCAAGACCGTATCCCCGTGAAGTGGTAAGAAGCACGAATTTTTTCTATGAACACCCCGAGTACGCAGAGGAAGGGCAGCTTGTCCGTGATACAATGCTGTTCTTCAACCAGAACTGCGCCCCTTTAGTCAGCTATGAGCTGAATGTGGTTGACTTACGGAGAAATCCCGATTACAAGATGTTTTCAAATAACTATCGGTTCAAGGTTGGCGATAAAGGCAGGGTATGGGACGAAAGACTGCAAGCGTGGCTTGAACTGGAAATCACAAGGACAGAGCATGATATCATCACGGGCGATTGTGTAAAGGTTGTTATCGGCACACAGAGGAGCTTCACACGCCCCGTAGGATATCAACCTGTTATATCAAGGGGCATAATCATACCAGACGCAGAAAAGGTTCTGGAGGGCATACCGCCTTTGTACTTCAACACTGCTGAAAATAAGCTTAGCGACTGGATAATCTACGGCACAGAGGGCGGCGTTGGAAAGCAGTCAGAAAATATGTGGCATGGGTCGCTGATTAACGGAACATTTGGCACAGAGGGTGAAATCCTTCCTTATTCTGCCCGTGTGGTAAATGAGACGTATTTTGACGTTTCTCAGTATAACAATGTTACTATTAACATCAATGAAGCATCTCTGATAGACGTATCTGTCGCATTATATGACGCAAATAAAAGCTTCTTAGGCGTTACTGGTTGGCAGTCAATTCCCTATGTTATCACGACTGATAACTGCGACTATATAAGACTGGTATTCCGATACAAAACTGATGAGGATATTCTTCCAGAAGATGTATCAGATATCATGCTCAATGCAGGGACAACCCCTAAGTCTTATGAGCCTTATGGGTATTATATACCAGTTACAATATCACACTCAGAACCCATATACTATGCAACGGGAAACGGCGATAGATACGGCACACAAGAGGGTATGTACCGATTTGCAGATGATGTACAGTCTCAGACGGTATCAATTCCCATAGACCACCCGTTGGAGGACGGGGAAAGTATCAGCCTTGCTGACACGGGTATAGATATACCAACGTATATCGGTGATAATACCCTTGATGTTGATACAACTATAAAGCCAAGAGTAAAGATAACTTACAAGGAGGGATAGAAATGAACAATGAAGATATACAGACACTAAAAGAATGGGCACTTTCAACGTTCGTTCAGAAAGATGCCTGTTCAGATCGGCATGAGAAAACTGACGAGAAAATCAATAATCTCATGATTGAACAGGGCAAAATGGGGACGAAGCTCTCCTTGATACTTTGGGTTGGCGGTACAGCCGCAGCCGCAAGTATCGGCAGTATATTAACATCATTATACGGCGTTATCTTCAAGTAAAGAAGGTGGCGCTCCGTGGACAAACAGTGTAAATCCTGCTACATTGAAGCGGAGTGGCAGAATAGGTATAATTTAGCGGTAAAACGCTTTGACAAATCAATACAAAAGGCAATGTCAATAACAATGATCGCTGTGATAGTTGCGCTTATCTGCGTGATTATCACAGCATATCTCGGAATGAAAGTTGTAAAATTCATGAGCGATTTTGAATATGTTGAGGAAACAACGTATTCAATCGAACAGGACAGAGGTATTAACACGGCTATAATCGGAGAAGAAAACGAGGTGAATATCAATGGCACAGAAGATAACTAAAACTGTAAAGAAGTATGTACGCAAGAAGCCCACAAAGTCCACGAAAAAGCCGAAAGGAGTATGATATGAAGTTCAAGGATAGACTGGCAAAGCTGATAGATGTAAAAACCATCGTCACGCTTACGCTTACCGCTGTATTCAGCTATTTATCAATTATCGGCAAAATATCAGCGGACAACTTCATGACAGTATTCACAGTTATTATATCGTTCTTCTTTGGCGTACAAATCGAGAAGAACAACAACCGAAAGGAGTGATATCATGGCAGATTATATCAGCCCCTTGTTCGATACAGGAGAGGAAGTTGACGAAGCTCTCACGGCTGGACTGCAAAGCAAGGCAGCTCTGGTCGATATCGTGGACGGAGGAGCCAAGAACAGGCTTCCTTTTAACGACCTTGCAGCTATCAAGACACAAAACACAAGCGGAACATGGAACGGCAATGCTTATACACACAATAACGGTGTAACATTTACCGTAAATGATGATTTTTCCGTTTCAGTAAACGGCACAGCCACAGGCGGTAACGCAGTGTTAGTATTATCACCTGTCGGCGGATTTACGGTAGAAGAAGGCAGTTGGATACTGTCAGGCTGTCCCGAGGGTGGCTCTGGTTCAAGTTATAGCATAGCTATTGCAGGAACGGTCAGCGATACGGGAAGCGCTGCGGAATTCACGGCTGTAACGAATAAGCTTGTCAGAATATACGTTATCAGCGGAACAACGGCGGACGGGCTTATCTTTAAGCCAATGATATGTTCAAAGGCTGAGTGGGATATCTCACAGGCATATCAGCCTTACAGACCGAGTTATCAAGAGCTTTATGAACGCATACTGGCTCTTGAAGGTGGCGGCACAGCAAGCCTCAGCATGGCAAGCCCACAATCAATTGAGGAAAGCCTTAACACCACCGAAATACCAGAAGAAGGGAGCGAAGAACGATGAACGCAGTCACACATCTGGAAAAAGTCATAACTGGTGAAGTTTCAGCCGTAACACACCTTGAAAAAGTCATAGCTGGCGAAACATCAGCCGTGACGTACACAGAGAAGGTTATCACTGGCGAAGCAACACCGATAACACACTTACAGAAGGTAATTGCAGGCGTTGAAAGCCCTGTAACACACCTTGAATACGTTTGGGCAGGCGGTGGAAAAGTACCTACCGAGCCGAAGTCCTGGGCGGATGTTCGGAAGATAGTCCGTGCCGGTAAAGCTCCCGAGCTCCTGCCTCTCGGCACATACTACAGCGTATGGGGCGACAGCACATCGAAAGCCATCGACCTTATAGCATACGATAAGCACTTCGACCCGTCACTCACAGCCAGAGGTTACACGCACAGCATCACACTCTGCGAGCGCGATCTCAGCGAGACGGTGCAGTTTGATGCTAACGAGGCGTTCCTTTATCTTGAGCAGGAACTCCCTGCCGGAACATACCGCTTTACGCTCCCCTCAGACTACGATGCTGCATACGGCGGAGGCAAGACATACTACTTCACATCGACGGCTTCAGTTCCTGTCGGTGGGCAGCTTGTATACACCTGGAGCTATCAGCAGTATCCCTCTAAGTGTGCAGGATATAGCTCAAGCATATCGGCAACTGCACTCTATAATGTCAATCTTACGGAATGGATCTCCGGCGAGTCTCCCGAAGCTACAGACCTCGGCACGATCAAGCTGAGGATGTCAGATCCCGAGAGCCCGTTCGGGAAGCTTAACTCTGTCAAGCGTGCAAGATACGGCAGCAATAACTACTATCAGAGCGGCATACGGCAATTTCTCAACTCGGACTCCGCAGGTGGTACCTGGTGGCAGCCGACAAACATATTTGACCGACCATACGGACAGAGATCAAGTGCAGGCAAGCTTACACAGCTGAGCTCAGACCTCAGGTCCGTGCTTGCAACGCCCGAGATAGAGTATATCACCTGCAACGACTTCGAGTTCGGAAGCCTCGGGGACATCCCCTTCAAGCTTCAGACACCGTATACGATAGCAGAGGATAAGATTTTCCCGCTGTCTCATACCGAGGTAAATCTCTCATCAGCTCCTAACGTCGGTGCCGTGCTCGATGCCTATGTCGGAGCAGGCAACGCGGGCAGAATTAAGAAAAGAACATCCAACAACACTGCCTACGTCTGGTGGTTGCGTACCCCGTACCCATCTAATGCCCACAACGAGCGCAACGTCAACACTTCGGGCGCGTTGGACATCAGCGGTGCGATCAATGCCTACGGTGCCCCGGCGGCTTGCATAATCCAGTAATCCAGATAATCCGACTCCGTCAGGAGGCGGAAAACACACAACAACTACAACAAAGGATGTAATATATATGTCAGTACCAAAGAATAAAAGGACAGAAAACAAGTTACAGGCTCTCAAAGAAACTCTTGACATGGTTAAATACACAATACAGATGTGCGAGAATGAAAAAATATTTCCGAAAAAGGCTCGCTGGAACCTTTGCAGTC